TAGAAGCCATGTATTTTTCTTGACTACGTTCCCATTGCCTACGATGGTACTTCATCTTACCATTAGCCATATTAGTTAAGAACTGTGCGTCGCCCTCGCCATTGATAAAAGACTCATTGTAAGTACGGATGTACTTCCTCTGAATATCAACACGCCATAATTCTTCTGGGAATTCACTTTGCCATTCATCTGCGCTATTAATAAAGCTTTCGGCATGCCAAGCGTTTTGAGATTCCAATGTCTGATACATTGTTTTAAGCTCATTGGGGAATAAGTCTCTAATACGACAGAAGAATGTGCTATCAGATTCTCTGAATACTTCTTCACCCTTTTCGTCCATATCTGTATCTTCAAGACCATAACGATATACTTGTTTGCCATAGTTGTTGAGACCCAAGCTAGTATCCATATCGTACCCCCACGCTAAATCAAATTTGCGAATGGGGTCGCCATTAGAATCTACCTCGCCAGTTTTACCATAATGAATGAAGCAATTTTTTGCTCTGTTATCCGCCATAGTATAACGAGTAGTAAATAAGTAATAATACAGCACGGAGTCAAGGACAAAGTAATTACTAATGCCAGCTTTAAATTCTTCGTCAGTAGAAGTGGTTATAAATCTATAAGCTTCAATCCATTTTTGATGACAATAATTAATAATTTCTTCGTCCTCATCATCAGAAATGTATCTCCAACCGTAAGTGTAATCTTCACTAAAATCATCATGTTCCAAAATATCTACATAATAAGTTTTAGTTAAGTCAACAGCAGTGTCAGAGGTTAATACATAATTACCATCAATTAGTTCGTAAAGAATACTAAGATTTTCATCTTTTGCCCAAGTGTATGTTCTTACGCCAGTAGTAGTATCTTCCTTGTATCCCATCGCATTCATCATTGTGTCAACAGGGAAATCAGAAAGAGGCAACTCAACGTCCATAATTTCAATGCAACATTCATATGGGTCATCCATATCTGTTAATCTTGTATTATCAGACTTCTTGGAGTCACCAATATTACCGATTGCATAAAAATGCCAATCATTGTCAGCAAATTCTCTATGAGTAGACAAATCTTCATTTGTTTCTTGAATAAAGATTACGCAATTGTTAAATTCCATTGTATCCTTAATGAAACTTGTATCTACACCTTCATCACGAACAAACGGTCTATTGTAGGGATTAAATTCATTATATCTATTTGCCAACATTGCATTGGTCATATTATTAGAAGAAGCAATATTGACTTTTGCGTTTAGGTATGCAACTGGTACTGAGGTACGAGTCATCGTGATTTCGGTTGCCCTACTTCCATCGCCCAAAATAAAGTAAGGTTCGACACCATCTCTTTGAGACTTATTCATAATAAAGTCAAGATTTCGACCAGCAGCACCATAGTTGTTAGAACTTGTGCCTTGACCACTGTGAGAACAATCATAGCAAGTCCAGTTATCAAGTACAGGGTCGCCATCCTTGTAAATTTGTTGAATAGTAGTATATGGCACTTTATCACTCTTATTATTTGTAAAATAAGGAGCAGAAACCTTATACACTCTTAACCAAGGACACTTCTCAGCCAATATATCAGGATTCAACTGACCATTTTCGTCATAAATCTGATTGCGGTCATAGCGAGAAACCATTTCTTCTGCATTACGAGCATCCGCAATAAAGTTATTTAAGATGCCTCTGTCAGTAAGAGATGTATTATAAACCTTAAATCTGTATATGTGTAAATCACAATCATCAGAGCCTAAAGATATAACTTTAGGTGTATTCTGTGTAAAATTATAAGAATCGTCATAGACCATAGGACGGGTAGACACACCGTCTTCATAACCCATAACCATAGGAATATCTTCTGTATTCTTAGAGATATTAAATTCAAATTCAATAATATCTTCTTCAGAATAAGAGAGGTCTAACTTGCCAGCCTGACCATAAATAAATGCTTCATGAACATCCATCTGAATACCAATATGGTCAGAATCAGTTGTATTATCCATGCAGCTCAAGAATGTAGCATCTGGTTTTGCAACATTGGTTGTTTTGAATACCAACTTAAATTCCTTGCCATTTTTCTTAGCATCGTCTGCAAACAACTGATAATCAATTTCGGCAGAAGTACCAGCTTTAATACAGAAGTATTGGTCTCCATTTTCGTCATACTGATAACCGCCATTAATCCAGTCAAAATTGTCAGACACAGACATAGAAACTGTATCATTAGACCAGACTCTATCAGTATCATTATTTGACTTACCAGATGGATTAAAATCGAACACTAATCCAGCAGTAACAGGAGTCACATTTATATCTAATTCCGTAACAGTAGCGGTCAAAGTTTTAACTGTTTCGCCACAAGTAATTGTAATAATATGTTCACCAACAACATCTGTCTTAAAAGAGTAGATGTTTGTTGCAGCATTTAATGTAGGAGTAGATACAACATCGCTATTTACAGCAATCTCTACTGTAGGTGTTTCAGTAGTTGGGTCATATACGGTATATTCAATATTTGTAGCGTCATACTGTCTTGCGGTAAAATCCTGATATACAGTACTAATCACGGGAACAGTACTTGTAGAATCATACCAAATAATATCTTTTACAATATGATTAGACTCAATATTATTACCATTCACTTCGGCGGTCATATAAACTTCTAATAAATGAGCACCATGTTCCTGTTCAGGAATTTCATATGCCGTCGGAATACCAGAGGAAGAAGTGGTAACTGTACCGATTTCTACTCCATCAAGAACAAAATGTATATCCTTAGAAATAGCGCCATAAGGTGTATAGTCAAAAGAAACTGTTCCAATTGGATATGTTAATTTGTCATTAAAAGTAGATTCAATTCTTACATCAATTTTCTGTACAGTCCATGTCTTAGTTACTAAGCTGCCAGCTTCGTCAACGATAGACAGATTAACTTTTTGAGTACCAATAGAAAGATACTCGGTAATATCAAAAGAGTTTTCGCCAGCCAAAGCGGTATTTGTTGCTACAATTCTACCAGCAACTTTCCATGTCGCAGTTCCTTCGGGAACAGCATCGCCAGAAGAGTCAGTGCCTGAGAAAGTATATTTAATAATTGCTTCATCATCAACTGTAACAACAAGTGGAGAAGTAGTTACATAACCAATCTTCAACGAGCTACTTGTAGCACTACCACCACTACCACCAACAATGGTAAATTTCTTTTTAGCTTCTTTTACTTCATTTTCTGTGCCTTCATTTTCAATTTCATAGAAAACAAATACATTTTCTCCAACATCTGCATCTTCAGTGTCGTTATAAGCGACATCATAAGTAAGACGAGGAGAGGTATCTATGGAATTAACAGTGTTTTGCAGATTACCAACTGTTGTACTCAAAGAAGAGATGTTTTCCGTATTGGTGGAAATAGAGGCACTTAAAATGCCAGTTTTATTATCGACATAAGTTTCGGTAGCGTAACCAGTTAAATCAACTTTTACATTCGCAACCTTCTCATCAACCTCAGACTTACTATAAGTCTCAGACTTTGTATAATAATCATTAAGCTTACTAGAAATGTCTGCATCTGCAATAGCGCTATCTACATAGTCTGTTGTAGCATAACCCTTCTCTTCAATGGTGCTATTTATTAACTGCGCTGCATCCGTTTTATTATAATAATTAGCTTCTAAATCAGATATTTTTACATAACTTGCTAATTGTTCTGTTACGTCAACACCAGCAACGGCTTCGTCTACATAATCAGTAGTAGCATAATCTGATAATACCGTATTCACAGCTTCAGTAGCAGCAGAAGAAGCGTCACTTGCATATTGCTGTGCGTCGCTTGCATACTGTTTTGCAGAAGCGGCAGCATTCTCAGCGGCTGTAACCTGTTCGCCAACAGCGACATCTTTAATTTGGTCTGCAACCTTTTCAGCTATATCAGTGACAAGTTCCTGTACCCAAGAATCATCTATATTATTAATTACTTCTTCGCAATCACACAAAGACTGTAGTACATTCAGATTTTTATTTCTCTTGGTTTTCCAAGTATAACCCTTGGGGATGCCGTCACTACCAGTCACACTGCCATAGGCATGAATCTCAAATTCAAGTGTGCCAGCATCAACAGTTGCGCCAGCATCTACTAACCAACCAAATCTAATCTTTTCGTTGTTATAAGTTACGTTTACTGGCTTAGATGAACCATGCCTTCCATTCTTTGTTTCATAATGAATAGAAATAACAGTATCGACCAAATCAAAACCGTCATAATATCTTGGCATTTCAAATGGTATATACTGAGAATTCTCTTCTTGAGTTATGTTAAATTGATTTTCATTTAATGCTATGTCTTTTTTATCATTAATAATAGAAATGTTATCATCGGTAAAGGCATAGTAATGGACATAATCATTATGCTGCTGCCAATTGCCATCGTCACCAGAATAAGCGGCAATTCCGTAATCCTCATCAAGTGTCATAACACCATAATTCTCATCAGGTGTCATAATAGAAGTATCTTCAATAATCTCATTGTCCATATTCATTGCGGCAGTCATTATAATGTTTTTCGTTTCCATAGCTGCCGCTTTATTATTTTTAAGAGAATCTTCGAATGACAAACTCATAGGCGTTTCCTCCTTTCCAAACAAAAGAGGATGAGTTTTGTCATCCTCTATATTTATATTTTATTTATTTTTTAAAACTCCACAACGTTATCTTCATCTTCTGTAGGTTTTTCGGTTGCAATAATGCCACCAAACTCAACAACATTGTCTTCGCACCCACAGTCACAACCGTTATTACCAACGCCAGAATTTTCTCCAGAACCTAAATCTACAACAGGAATGCCATCATCCAACATATCTCTAACGTAAACCTTGTTGCCAATATTAACGCCATTAGAATAAAGTTGTAATGTCTCTTCTTTGTCGTTATAAACAAGATTGTCCGCCTTGTTGTTTTCAAGACTATCTGCTAAATCTGCCAGCGCTCTAATTTGTGCGTCTTGTTTAATGATTCGCTGGTCTATTGCGGAAAGCGCAGAATCTGGCACAACAGAATCCCAGTCTGGAAGTCGTGTAATGGTTAAAATATGATTCTCAGTTTTTCTTACACGCTGTATAATGTTACTATTCTCATCAACATCTAACATTGTAAATGTAAGATTCAACTCTATATCTCCCCATTCTTTTGTTAGACAAGTGTCTACGGGAAGAGCATACTTTAAGTACTCCTCATATTTTTCTTCCGACAATACCAATGTCTCAGTTTTAAGACATTTACTGATAGGAAGCAAATAACGCATTGTGACAGTACATTGAGACATATCATATCCGTTACAACAAGGAGGGACTAAAATCCACAATTTATTAAACAATTTTTCTCTTTGCATTATTTTTCTTTTGCGAGAGCCGTAAAGACTGCCATCATCGCAAACTATAATTGTATAAGGCATATATATCACCTCCATCTGAATATTTTATGCCGTCATTTCAATATCTTCATAATATTTCCAAATAAATCCACCAGCAGTTTTTCTGTCGCCTTTACAACAACTGGATATATGACTGTGAGAAATACCAGTCTTTAATTCTGCTTCTGTCATATTTTTGAACACATAAACAAGTTCTCCAGAAAGAAAATATTGAGCGACATACTTTTCATTCCGTCTTTTATTACATGAACTTATGTATTCCTTTGTTAATTCGTCTTCAGAATACCGCCAAATAAAGCCGCCAGCAGTTTTACATTTCGTGTAACAATCGCTACAACACTGATATATACTTTGTTTATTTATTTTCAGCTCTCTACTAGCGTCAACAATACTAGACCAGATTTTTATAATATTACCGTCTAAATCATATTGAGATACTTCCCTTGCGTGTGGATTATTTTTACCAGTGAATCTACCTTTATTTGCTTCGCTCAACTTCTTTTTTGTTTCTTCTGGCAAATGTTTGCCGTATAAATAGTGTTTTTCACTCGCATTTTTTCCTTTATTTGCTTCGCTCAACTTTTTCTTGGTTTCTTCTGAGTGATGTTTCCCCTTGTTTGATTCGCTAATCTTGTTTTTATGTTCTTCCGAAAGATGTTTGTTTTTATTTATTTCGCTTAATTTCCTTTTAGTTTCTTCTGAAAGACTCCCATTGCTTCCGCCTTCCTTAATATTATAGCCATGTTTAGAGTCCATAGTATTCAACTTCTCAATAAGCAACTTCTCAAAATTATTTGCTTCTTCTTTTGTTAAATTATTTGCTATAACTTCATGTTCGAAATTGCCCCAACCATATTTAAGAATTGCTTTTGCAAATGCTGGCTGATGATATTTACTACTTTCTTTATATTTATGCAAATATCCAGCGCCATCTTTTCCCCATCTTTCTTCTGGTTTTAATTTTGTTTGCCCAACATAACTTTTCCCACTAGGGGAAGTATGTATATACACACAATAATTATCATTTTCAATTACATTACTCATAATAGCTACCTGTCAATTTAATAAACTCACTTAAATATCTAAATAACCCTTTACTTCGTCGACAGTTGCCACACTTGAACCAAAAATGTCAAGGCAAGCCCATAATCCGCTAGAAGTACAATAGACAATAGTGCCAGCAGGATACTGAATATTTTCACCCTCGACGAATGTCTCATCTGTAGTGAAGCTCTCGTCAATAAGATATAGATAGCCAGTAGTTTTTTCCGCTGTTGCCAATTCCTCAAAAGAAATGGTGCCTTGGGGAGAGAATTTTCCACTCAAGCTATCACTAATTCCCTTTGTCTGCTGATAATAATATTTAGCATTATCTGTATCTTCGTCTGATACGGTATTTGTGCCACCAACTGCGTATCTTTGAGAAATGATAGAATAATCATAAGCATTGGTTTCACTTGCTTTTGCATTGTCCATATAGGTCTTTGCATTAGACTCACTGGAAGAAGCATTGGTTTCACTTGTTTTTGCGTTAGTCTCGCTAGTCTTGGCATTAGTCTCACTAATCTTGGCATTAGCTTCGCTAGTAGAAGCATTGGTTTCACTAGACTTAGCATTTTGTTCACTCGTTAATGCATTCTCTTCACTAGTTTTCGCATTACTTGCACTAATAGAAGCTTGTTCGCAATAATACTTAGAATTGTCAGAATCTTCGTTGTCTCTTATACCACCAGCATTTCCTATGGCATAAGACTTAGATAATTGAATGACTTCTGTATATTCTGCTTCTGCCTTTTGCATTAAATCATTAAGACCATCATATTCATACGAAGATTCAATCTCTGAATTATCAACAGATGTCTCATATACATTTACACAAAATGCCATGGTAGATAGAATAGGAGCATCATCAATAGTAATAATCTCACCAGTGTCGATATTAACTATTGCACTTCCCTTATTTACGATTACTAAATCCAC